TGTGAGGCAGCCATGGCGACGAACGAGGCCATCAGCACCATCACCGCGATCGCCGACTCGACCATCGGGATCTTCACCGGCGTGCCCGGCATGCCCGGCTCGGCGGACCCGAACGGCGGCAAGCAGTACCACGTCGTGAAGCAGACGACGAACCCGAACGAGGCCGGCCTGGCCAACGCCACGACGACGAAGCACCGGATCCTCGGTGTGCTGCAGAACAAGCCGCAGTCCGTCGGCGAGGCGGCCACCGTCGCGGTCCGCGGGGTCACCCTCGTGGTCGTCGGCATCGGCGGCGTGAGCGCGGGCGACGCGCTCAAGGTCGACGCCAACGGCGCGGTCATCACGGCCACCATCGGATCCGACGCGGACGACCTGATCGTGGGTCTCGCCGTGTCGGACGGCGCAGCGTCGGGCCTCGCGTCCGCGCTCCTGAAGCTCTAAGGGAGGGCGGGAGACATGCCGAACCCCACGCAGTCCGACCTGCACATCAACGCACCGCTGACCCAGGTCTCGGTCGCGTACATCCAGGAGTCCAGCGACTACATCGCTCACCGGATCTTCCCGAAGCTGCCCGTCAACCACCAGACGGACGTGTTCTGGAAGTACTCGAAGAGCGACTGGCGCCGGCGCGAGAGGAACCTCAAGCGCGCGCCCGCGACCGAGTCCAAGGGCGGCGGCTGGAAGATGGACACGGACACCTACCGGTGTGACGTGTACGCCTTCCACAAGGACATCGACGACCAGACCCGGGCGAACGCGGACTCGAACTTCTCGATCGACTCCGACGCCACCCGCTTCGTCACCAACCAGCTCATGCTGGGCCGTGACATCGACTGGTGCGACACGTTCTTCAGCACCGGGATCTGGGACACCGAGAAGACCGGTGTCGCCTCGTCCCCGTCGGGAGACCAGTTCATCCAGTGGTCCGACGACGCGTCCGACCCGATCGGCGACATCACCTCGTGGGCGCTGGACTTCCGGCAGCTCACGGGCAAGAAGCCGCGGATCCTGGTCCTCGGCGCGCAGGTCCTGGTGACGCTGATGAACCACCCGGACATCCTCGACCGCATCAAGTACACCCAGAAGGGTGTCGTGACCGAGGACCTCCTCGCGGAGCTGTTCGGCATCCCGCAGGTCGTCACGGCCTACGCGACCTGGACCGACGTCGACGAGGAGCTCGACGCGCGCGCCCAGGACGCGGACGCCAGCTACGAGTTCATCGCGGACCCGAAGGCGGCGGCGTTCTACTACACGCCCCCGTCGCCGAGCCTGCAGGAGCCGTCGGCCGGCTACACCTTCACCTGGAAGGGCTACCAGGGCAAGGGCAACGCCGAGGGCATCACGGTCGACCGGTTCCGGCTCCGCCGGACGAAGGTCGACCGCGTCGAGGCCGAGGTGACCTACGACATGAAGGTCGTCTCGCCGGACTGCGGCGTGTTCATCGCGGACGCGGTGGCCTGACCCAGGTCGACCCACGTAGACGAGGGCCGGGAGCGGTAGGCGGCAGGGGCTCGCCGCTCCCGGCCCTCTCAGGTAGCAAGGGAGGGCCCTGATGCCCGCACTCGACCTCGGTCCCCTGGGCCGGATGGCCAGCAAGATCAAGGACGTCGCCGCGGGACCCGAGACACACATCCGGGGTCCCATCGCCGTGAACAGCAACGGCGAGGCTAAGCAGACCGCCCTGAAGATCCGCAACGGCGGGAAGATCTTCCGCCCGTCGGTCACGGCGCAGCCGTTCGCCGGCCCGGACGCCGGGAAGACGATCAAGCGCGGCGGCGGGCTGACCCGCGGCGCCCAGCTGGGTCTCGCGGCCACCGGCGGCGTGGCGGCCGGCGCCGGCGCGGTGGAGACGAAGAACCAGCTCTCCAAGGCCGTGGACGTGCACAAGGCGTTCTCCGACCTCGCCGACCCCGGGCCCACCCCGCCGTCGACGGGCCGGCGCATCGCCGCGGGCCTGACCGGTCCGCTGCACCCGCTCGTGCGCGGCAAGAAGGGCAAGAAGCTGCGCGGCGCCGGGGCCGAACTCGCCGGTGAGATCGGTGGCGGCGTGGCCGGCACCCTCGCCGACGTCGGCGTCGGGGTCGCTTCGCGCGGCAAGGTCCGCACCCGCGGCATCGGGGGGACTGCCGGCGGCATCCTGGGCATCCAGGCCGCGCTGAACCACAACCAGCGCCGCGGCTACCTCAAGCCCGAGAAGGAGTCCTGATGCCCCGCTCCCACACCACGCACCCGCGCAAGCTGCTCGGGCACGAGGGCACCCGCTACTTCGCCGCCCGGCCCATCACCCTCGGCGGGGAGCACTACGAGCCCGGCCAGCAGGTCCCGGCCGAGGTCGTCGAGGGCTGCCTGCGGTCCCGCTCGCTGATCAACACCCGCCGCGTGTACGCCCTGGGCAAGGGCGAGGAGCCCACCGGTCACGTCCGGCGCTTCCTCGAGGGCAAGGGCGTGGACCTCGGCGAGCCGAAGCGCCCCCGCGGCACGAAGGTCGGGAAGGGCGCGAAGGCCGCTCCCGTCGAGCCCGAGGCCGTCGTCGACGAGCCCGAGGCCCCTGTGCCCCCTGCGGACGCCGTGGAGGCCACCGAGGGCTCCTCGGACGAGGCGAGCGACGAGACGGCCCCGGAGACCGCCCAGGAGGGCTGAGGTGCCCACCTACACCTACTCCGGGGACCCCACCGGCTCGGACGTCGACGAGATCCGGTTCCTGATCCAGGACACCGAGGACGGGCGCTGGATCCTGTCCAACGAGGAGATCGGCTACCTGATCGCCACGTTCAAGCCGCAGAACGGGTCGAACCTGTTCGTCGCGATCCAGGCCGCCCGCTCCTGCGCGGCGAAGTTCGCCGGCGAGCCCAACGTCTCCGGCGACGGCACCTCGATCGACATGGAGGCGCTGCAGACCAAGTACGAGCGGCTCACCGTCACCCTCACCACCCAGTTCCGCGCCTCCCTGCCCGGCGCCGGCCCCGACGTCGGCGGGATCGACCTGCTCGGCTACCCCGACCCCACAGTCGCGCCCGCGGCGTTCGCGATCGGCGGCAACGACAACCCGCGCGCCGGGCGGCAGGACATCGGCGCCGGACCGATCTACGACCCCGGTGAGCTGTGGGACGAGCAGGCGGAGCCGTGGCCGTGACCCGGCAGGGCATCAGCCCGATGGCCCGCATGTTCGCCGCCCGCGCGTTGGGCGACGCGGACCGGCTGGGCTACTTCATCGCGCTCGAGCGCATCGGCGCGCAGGACACCTCCACCCTCGGCGACGACGGCCTGGTCCGCGCCGGGGAGCGCGCCACCGTCTACGTCGGCCCCGGTGGCCTGTACACGGCCGCGAGCTCGGCGGTGTCCCTGGAGGCGGGGGCGCGCGAGCACGTCGAGCAGGTCCACGGGATCTACCCCCGTGGCACCGACGAGGGGGAGCGCCCGTTCGTCGGGGACCTGCTCACCGTCCTGGCCGCGCCCCCGGACGCGCTGCACCAGGTCGACCGGGCCTACACCGTCCTGTCGATCGACGGGGCGGGGCGGATCGGGCCGCTGTGGAACCTGACCCTGGCCACGCTCGCCGAGGACACGAAGTGGCCGGTGGAGTTCTGATGCTCGAGCGGCTGCTCTCGTGGAACCGGGAGCGCACCGAAGGGTTCAGCGACCGGGTCATCACCGAGGCGCTGGCCACCGAGGTGGTGCGCAAGGCCCGCCAGTACGCGCCGGTGCGCTCCGGGGAGTACCGCGACTCGATCGACTTCGCGGTCCTCGACGACGAGACCGCGCTGATCTACGCGACCGCGCCGCACGCGATCTTCCTGGAGGACGGCACGAAGCCCCACGTCATCGAGGCTCGCAACGCCACCGCGCTGCGCTTCATCGGCCATGACGGCTCCCCCGTCTACCGCAAGCGGGTCAACCACCCGGGCACCCGCCCGCAGCGCATCCTCGAGCGCGCGATCCGCGAGACCCTCGCCGAGCAGTCCCGCGTGCTGGGGGCCCGCCAGCGGATCCGCCGGCTGCTGTCCGGGGGGCCGTGATGGCCACCTTCCCGCAGCGCCGCCTGCTCACCGACCATCTGCTGACCGCGCTGCAGAACAACCTGGAGTACCTGATCGCGGTGGCCGACCAGCCCCGTGGCGCCGGCTGGTCGGACGACCCGCGCAAGGACGGCGCGGTGTTCCGCCCGTACAGCGTGCTCACCCCGATGACCGCGCAGCAGTCCCAGGGCGGCATCGGCCAGCCCCAGGACTACTGGGTGATGCCCTACGGCCTGACGTCCTTCGGGGTCGCCCCCGAGCAGGTCGAGTGGCAGGCAGACCAGGCCCGGCAGGTCCTGGCCGACACGAACACGGACGAGCTGAACGTCGGCTACGACGCCAACATCCAGGCGGTGTGGCTGGTCTCGATCGGCACGATGAACCGTGTCTCAGACAACCTGGAGTACCCGTACTGGGCCCAGGCCGACGTGCTCAGCATCGCGCTGAGCAGGGACTAGAGGAGGACCGCGATGGCGGACACCAAGGTCCAGCTGCGCCACCCGGTGACCGGACGCGAGATGGCCGTCCGACCCGTCGCGGTGGCCCTCTGGGAGAAGTCAGGCTGGGTGCGCGTCACCCCGCTGCAGGACGACACGGGCGCCGCGCCCGGTGAGGTGCGACAGGGTTCGCCCTCCGAGTCGGCATCATTGGCACCGGAAGGGGTCGTCCCGGATGGGGCCCCCGGGAACGAGGAGACCTCATGAGCAAGTCGATCCCCAACGAGCGGTCCTGGATCGGGTTCCTCGAGAGCCCGGACGACTGGTCCGCCGTCGCCGCGTACACCATCGGCGACAAGTCAACCCTGATCCCCACGGCCGCCGAGGTGGCGTCCGCGGTGGACCTGACCAAGCTGATCGTCGGCCTCAACGCCGGCGTCACCGGCCAGGCCGTCCCGACCCCGGCCTTCGACTCCCGGTTCGTCCGGTCCGTCGGCGGCACGTCCGAGGGCGCCTTCCAGCTCGACGCCTACCGCGACTCGAACACCGGTGAGGACGACGCCTGGAACGCGCTCGCGCGGGCCACGTTCGGCTTCTTCTTCATCAGCCGCTTCGGCGGTTCGGGCACCGGTCGCCTCCCGATCGCCGACGACATCATCGAGGTGTGGCCCACCGAGGTGAACAGCCGCACGATGCAGCAGATGGCCTCGAACACCGTGCAGATGATGACCGTCGTCTGCGCCGTGCACGAGGAGCCCAACGAGGACGCCACGGTCAGCTGACCGACCACCCTGCACCAGGAAGGACACCCCTGCCATGTCCGAGACCCCGGACGCCCCTGCCACGTCCGAGCCGGAGTTCGCGACCGTCGACGACCTCCTCGGCAA